CCCTGCTATCGCTGACACGCTTGGCACCAACCGCGGCAACTGGGCGGCGAGCACGCTGTACTACGTCCGAGACATCGTCAAGGACACCACCAACAACAACATCTGGCAGTGTATCGTCCAGCATACCTCGACCGGTTCGCAGCCGATCAACACCAACACCGATAGCGCCAAGTGGACGCTGCTGGTGGATGCTGCCGCTGCTTCGACTTCAGCTAGCAACGCGGCCTCCTCTGCATCCGCTGCAGCAACTAGCGCATCAAACGCTTCGACCTCGGCATCCAATGCTTCGAGCTCGGCCAGCACTGCAAGCACTGCAGCGTCTAACGCATCAACGTCGGCAACCAATGCCGCGAGCTCTGCCTCGACAGCCTCGAGCGCGGCAACGACTGCTAGCACGGCGGCAACCAACGCCGGCAACAGCGCAACCGCTGCGGCAACATCGGCGACCAATGCGTCGAACAGCGCGAGCTCTGCCAGCACGTCGGCCAGCAACGCCTCCAGCTCGGCATCGTCGGCCTCGACATCGGCGAGCAACGCATCAACCAGTGCGACCAACGCAGCCAACTCTGCGAGCTCGGCAAGCACTAGCGCGACCAATGCATCCAACAGTGCGACCGCAGCTGCTGCAAGCGAAACCGCTGCAGCGAGCTCGGCAACTGCCGCAGCTGCAAGCTATGACTCTTTCGACGATCGATACCTGGGCGCGAAGACCAGCAACCCGACGCTGGACAACGACGGCAATGCGCTGCTGACCGGTGCGCTGTACTTCAACAGCGCGGCCAACGAGATGCGGGTATACACCGGCTCGGCCTGGCAGGCGCTGCCGACCCTGCCGGATCTGACCGTCGAGAAGAGCTTCAAGGCAACAGCAGGCCAGACCAGCTACACGTTTACCGGTGGCTACCGTGTCGGCTTCACTTACGTCTGGGTCAACGGTGCGCTGCTGTACAGCGACGAGATCACCGCGACCAACGGCTCGACGATCACCTTCACCACCGCGCTGACGCTGGATGACGAAGTGCGCATCCTGACGTTCAAGGCAGTCGGCTCGGTGACTGCTGCAGATGTCGGAGCTCTGCCGACAACCGGCGGCACGATGACCGGCAACATCACTTTCAACGGTGGGCAGACGTTCCCTGGCACTGGCGACGTGGCCGGTCAATCGTCGAGCGTCGACAACGAGATCGCGCTGTTCTCTGGCACCGGTGGTAAGACCATCAAGCGGGCGACGACAACTGGCGTGCTGAAGGCCTCGAGCGGTGTGATAGCCGCAGCTGTGGCTGGCACAGACTATGTGACGCCGAGCGGTACTGAAACGCTGTCGAACAAGACGCTGACCGACCCGGCAATCACCGGCACGATCCTCGAGGACATCTTCACCATCACCGACGGCGCGGCCTTTGAGATCGATCCTGGCAACGGCTCAATCCAGCTCATCACGCTCGGTGCTAACCGGACACCCAAGGCGACGAACTTCGCCAACGGTGAGGCCGTGACGCTGATGGTGGACGATGGTTCAGCCTACACACTAACGTGGACTGACACGACCTTTGGTACATCTGGCGTTTCGTGGAAAACAGACTCTGGTTCTGCGCCTACGTTAAATACCACAGGTTATACGGTAATCGTGCTGTGGAAAGTTGGCGGTCAGGTTTACGGTGCGCGAGTAGGAAATAACTGATGCTAACTAATAAGCTCTTAGGTGCTGCTGCGGCGGCTGTTCCTCAATACATCGAGGACGTATTCTCGACATACCTTTACACGGGTACTGGGGCATCACAAACCATTACTAATAATATCGACCTTTCTACTAAAGGAGGGTTAGTTTGGTTTAAAGATCGATCAACAACATTTAGCCATAATTTATATGATACGGCTAGAGGAACAACAAAGGCTATTTTTTCAAATGTAACTGATGCTCAAAGCACTATTGCGACTGGACTTACTGCATTTAACACAAATGGTTTTTCAATAGGTTCAAATGCTGCAATAAATACATCTTCAAATAATTTAGTCTCATGGACATTCCGCGAGCAAGAAAAGTTCTTTGACATTGTGACGTGGACAGGTAACGGGACAAGTCCTAGAGCCATTTCCCATTCGTTGGGTAGTGTGCCGGGCTGCATAATCGCAAAATCTTTAAGCTACGCCGGTAATTGGTTTGTTTATCATCGGTCTATTGGGGCAACGAAAGACTTACGATTAAATGGAACCAATTCAGAAACCACTACGTCTGCCAGTTGGGGAGACACGGCACCCACATCTACGCAATTTACTGTTGGTGGCAATTCAAACGTCAATAACGAAACCTACGTTGCCTACCTATTCGCTCACGACGCTGGAGGCTTTGGCGCGTCTGGTACGGACAATGTGATTAGTTGTGGGTCGTTTACAACTGATGGAAGCGGTAATGCGACGGTGACGTTGGGGTATGAGCCTCAGTTGGTGATATGGAAAGCAGCAAGCGGAAGTACGCCAACAGGAAATTGGTGGATTGCAGACAACATGAGAGGGTTTTCGCAAACAGGGATGAATACTCTGTATGCAAACACATCTGCGGCAGAAAATGTTTTCACTACTAAATATGTTTGCCCAACGGCTACAGGATTTGAGCTTGTAAACGGTTTTGAAAACCCAACGACCACCTACATCTACATCGCCATCCGTCGCCCGATGAAAACGCCGACGAGTGGAACGAGTGTGTTTGTTCCCACTACTTTTACTGGTGTTGATGCACTTCAAACATCCAATTTTCCTGTAGATTTTCTATTTGAAGGTCAAAATTTGGCTGGAACTATCCAATGGTATTGGATGGACAGATTGCGTGGTGCAGATAAATTTTTAGAAAGTAATGCAACAAGTGCTGAATCAACGCAGTCTGGTGGCATATTTACTAGTAATACGCAAGTAAGAGCAAGCGACGATGGAAATAGTTCCAAACGCTCTTATCAAATGTTTAGACGCGCTCCCGGCTTCTTTGATGTGGTGTGTGATACAGGAACAGCATCAGGACATACAATAAATCACGGTCTAGGTGTAGTACCTGAATTGATGATTCGCAAGAAACGAAACTCAGCCACTAACTCAGATTGGATTGTATGGCATACGTTGTTTAGCGGCACAAATAAGTATTTGTTCCTAAACCAAACAGATGCTGAAGCCACAAACGCCGGGTTTTGGACATCTACAGCACCAACGTCAACGGTATTTAGCGTCGGCACTGGATCAAGAGCAAACAACCTTAACGACACCTACGTTACTTACCTATTCGCTACTGTTGCAGGCGTATCCAAAGTAGGTAGTTACACAGGTACAGGAACGACGCTAACGATTGACTGTGGCTTTACTGCTGGCGCTAGATTTGTTCTTATTAAGCGCACAAGCTCAACGGGCGATTGGTACGTTTGGGATACTGCTAGAGGGATTATTAGTGGTAACGACCCTTACCTGCTTCTGAACTCGACTGCGGCTGAAGTGACCAACACAGACTATATTGACCCTGTGAACTCTGGATTTCAGATTAGCAGCACAGCGCCAGTGCAAATTAACCAAAGCGGTGGAACATTCATCTTCTTAGCTATTGCTTGAGGACAATCATGGAAATCAGACTTAGAACAGGGCAAGTGATGACAGAGAGCGAGTTTCGCGCTGCTCATCCGAACACTAGTTTTCCTCAACAGCTGACGGTTGAGCTGCTGGATGGCTTCGACGCCGACCCGGTGCTGAACGGGCCGACGCCGAGCGCAGGCCGGTACCAGACCGTGGCACGCGATGGCGTCGAGGAGATCAACGGCAAGTGGTTCACCAAGTTTGCCCTGGTGGACATGAGCGACGAGGCGAAGGCTGCAGTGGACGCGCAGCAGTCGGCCTCGATCCGAGCCGAGCGCAACCGCAGGCTGTCCGAGTCGGACTGGACACAGCTGGCTGACGCGCCGGTCAACCGCGAGGCGTGGCTGGCTTACCGCCAGGCGCTGCGGGATCTGACCGCGCAGGCTGGCTTCCCGTTTGAGATCACCTGGCCGGAGCTGCCGACAGTGTAAGTCCAATTACCAACCGCCCCGATGGGGCTCAAGAAAAAGACTACAGAAGAAAGGAGCCCCAGATGGGCAAGTCACAGAAACTAGGGAACATGCCGAACGCTCCTGCATTTAGTGCGTATGCCAATGCGAGCACGTCTATACCTACGGCTGCGATTACTAAGGTCAATTTTGCGGTTGAAGATTTTGACACCAACAGCAACTTCGCCAGCTCGCGGTTTACGCCGACTGTCGCTGGGTACTACCAGATCAACGCAAGCGTGCAGTTCACTGGTAGCACAACCAACCCGCTCTGCTACATCACAAAGAACGGCTCGCAGGTTAAGTGCGGAAGCTACACGACAGGATCGTTTACTGGCCCGGTATCTGTGGCCAGCGGTTTGGTCTACCTGAACGGTAGTACCGACTACGTTGAGGTGGCTGCATACCACGCGACAGGCAGCTCTGTGAACACGCTTGCTGCTGCCGACACGACCAGGTTTGACGGCTGCCTTGTGCGCCCTGCTTGATGGAGTGAATGATGGAGAACTGGTTGACCAATCTGGGTGTCGGCGTTGGAGCTGCTGTTGCTGGTGCTTATGCCATGTGGCGCAAGGTACTAGCCGACAACCGCGAGGGGCGCATAAACAACACGACAGATGCCGCGACTCAGCAGGTCATTCAGATGCTGCGCGATGAGGTTGAGCGGCTGTCGCAGCGGCTGGCTGCGGTCGAAGAGCAGAACCGCAAGTGCGAGGAAAACAACCATGCTTTGCGTGAAGAGATCATCAGCATGAAGAAGCAGCTCCACCTGTTCTGATGTGCTTGACCCGATCACCATTGCCGCGGCCTACAAGGCATGTACCACGGCAATCGACCTGGCCAAGAAAGGTGTCGAGCTCTACAAGCAGATCAAGTCGACCAGCGGGGATGTCAGTGACGTACTGAAAGACCTGAAGGAGCAGTACAACAAGATCGTCAGCCCGAGTAAAGAGCAGACGAAGCAGTACCAGGAAGAGGTCAAGCGTGTGCAGGAGGTGGCGAAGGCCACGCCGGATGATGTGCTGAACGACATCTGGTCAAACCTTGGCAACTTCATCGACCAGTACGAAGCGCTCGCAAAGATATATGTGCAGAGCGAGGCGGCAGCAAAGGAAGTTTACCGAGGCGATTTGTCGGTAGGTCGCAGGGCGCTGGAGCGCATCCGGCTTGAGAGCAAGCTGAACGAGATGCTGGCGCAGGTGCGAGAACAGATGGTCTACAACACGCCGCCCGAGCTCGGCAGTGTGTGGTCAAGGTTTGAGAAGGCATGGCATGACATACAAAACGAGCAGGCAGATGCGCTGGCAATAGAAACCAGCAAGATTCAGGCGGCTAGATGGCAACGAAGGCAGGCGGTAAATCGACTCAAAAGCCGGCTGGTATGGATTGGAGCAGTCGTGTTCGTAATTCTGTGGGCGGTGGGTCTGATGTGGCTAATAATTCCT